CAGTAAAACCAGTTGAACTTATATTAGTTAATTCAAAAATATCTCCAGATGCCATATTCAAAGCTGTAATTCCTACAGAGGGTAAATGTGAATTTGCACCTAATAAACTGCTAGTACCAACAAAGAAAGGATGGTCAAAGGTAACATTTTTAGCACCAGCACCAGAGGCAATCGCTGTTGCGTTTTGTTCAACTCTTCTTTGTAAACTGGCTGTATAACCTAATTCCGTAACTTGAATATCTTGTGCTGGATCACCAGAGGTTAATTTTGCTCTAAATTTAAATCCTCTTCCCCTATAAGTTCCATTTGCAAATTTTTGAAATGATGTATAAGTCGCAGAATTTGAAGTTGGGTTTGAATCCGTTGTTGTAGCAACAAGTAATTCAGCATTAACATCCACACTTGCAGTACCGTCAAAATCCTGTAAAGAATCAATAAGACCTCTACTGTCAATAAGATCATTTGGATATATAGCCTGTGATTTTATATGCCTTTTTAAATCAAGAGCAAAAATACCACCTAAATCTAATATTGTACCGCCAGCACTTCCACCAAAATCGTAAGTACCAGATGAACTAACACCTCCTAAATCATCAAGACTTGCCTCCGCATCAAAATCACTAACAGCATCTAATAATCCAGTACCACTTAAATTTATTGAATTACTAACAGCATCAAAACCTACATCAACTTTTGTTCCTTGAAACTTTGGATTGTCTTGATCTTCTCTTCTTGTTTGTGTAATAAGTGATGGTTGTGGGTCTGGTAAATCAATGATGACACTTGTTTCTCCAGTACTGAATCTTTGACCATCATCTTGTGCCTTTAAAATTACTTCACCTTCTAATATTGGTATTTCAGCAGAACTTGTATTACCAGATAAAGCTTGAATTAAATCTGTTGCATTAGAAAATGTACCAGTTCCATCCGTAACAGGTGTATGTCTTACATAAATACGTCCTCCAGCAATTACATCTGCTTCCGTAACAGGATCCCATCTAATCCTTGCAAGTTTATCTGTTATAGGTTCAAATGTAAGACCAGTAATATCTGCTGGTGGTGCTGTTTTACCTACAGCATCAAATGTTAATTCTGCTGGCCTTCTACTTGGTTCTCCAAGAGCATTAAAAGATGTAACTCTAAATTCATACTTGCCAGCTTGACTGTTAACTATTTCAGCATCACTTGAAACTGTTTCGATTTTTGTAAAACTCCCATCATTTACTCTGTAATGAACTTCATATTTACTTATTCCGTTTTGTGGTTGCCAATCCAAAATGATTTTTGAAACAGCTTTATTATTAATAATTTCAATTTTTTCTTGTGCCTGTAATCCCTCAGGTGGTTCTTTTACCTCTGTTAATGTTGTGATGCTTCTCGTAGGTAAAGTTGAACCATCTTCAACAAAAGCATATTTACCCTCATTATGTTCTAAAGCACTTATTGTATAAGTTAAATTTTCATTTTCTTTAACTGTAAGAACTCTCCATTGTGTAGTTTCTAAAGTGCTAGTTTCGATTACAAAAGGTGCATTGACATTTGGTGCCGTAGAAAATGCAGAAGAAACAGTAATAGTCTTGCCGTTTATGTTGCTTATCGTTTTTGTTTCTAGTGTTCCATCAGGTAAAATTACAGATAAAGTTGGATTATTTGAGACACTAGGAATATCGGTTGAATTAGAATCATCTAAAACTAAAACAGTTGTACTGGTAACACTTTCTAATAAACCACCTCTTCTTACTCCAGATTTTAAACTATCAGCAATTTCGATAATATCTCCACATCTAACCAAAACCCCTGCGGCTGCTGTAGTTTCAAAGGTACAAGTTTCTCCAGAATTTTGCTCATTGAATAAAAACCATCTTCCAAGTCTTGCCGCTTGCCCTCTTGATGTACAAGCAAAAGCTTTGATTGTTTTTACCCTAACTCCATATTTTGTTTGGGTTGTTGAATCCGCTTCAACAGTTTCTATATCTAGCTCTTGAGTTACCATATCAAAATATTGAACATGGATAACTGTATGTCTTGTCTTTAAACTTGAGCCGTTATAAACAAATCCACTATCCGTCACATTTGAATTATTAAAAATGTATTTAACAGATTTTGGTGCATCTTGAGATATAGCTATCCCCCCAGCAGAGTAAAAAGCTATAGCTCTCATCACACTACATAGATCATTGATCAGATTAAACGCTTCTTGCTGTTGTGTTATGGATACGTTGCAACTAAATCTTGGTTCTGTTGAACCGTCACCATTACCAGCGTCAATAAGCTCTCCGCAATATTCACTAACAGTTCTAAAAGTAAATTTATCAAGAGAGGATTCTGCTAAATTACATCCGTATCTATCATTAATTAATAAATCGTATAATATCCAAGCTGGATCCGAACACCATTCTTTATTAGTTTTAAATGTTCCATTCCAAGTGCCGCTATAAGTTAAATTTCCATGTGTTGAATTAACTGTTGCATTATTTGGTATTTTTATTTTAACTCCTCTAATACGATATATTCTGGCTGGTATTCTAGGGAATTTCTCTGCACTAAAACGTAATGCCACGTGTGCAGAATAAGGATAATTATTTTGTTTCATTATTATATTTGTCGCACTAGAAAATCTAAAAGCGTTTACAACTTTGGCATCTGTACTATCGGCTGTAACTCTCTCAACTCTTATTTGAACTGGAAAACTTGTACCAGCTTTTAAATTTATTAAGTAGTCTCTAAAATAAGCGTTAGTTGATCGTCCCTTAACTGTGTCATTAACAGCAGTTGTTGTTGTTCCGTCATTTTCGATAACTTTAATCAATAAGTTTACCTCTGTTCCATCTATGCCTCCTTGATCGTTAAACTTTTGCATTGATGGGAACTGTAATGTTACCCTTACCGCATTTATTGTTGATTGAGTAACAGTATGAGTTACAGGGTTAGAGGTCGTAACTGTTGTTCCTATACCTTGTTCAGTTTCAATATTTCTTATTCCAGATATAAAAGTTTGATTTTCAGTTCCAACTCTAAAAGCAAAACCAACATCAGTAAAATTAAAATCACTATCTTGTGGGGAAGAGTTACTAGCGGCTGCCTGTAAAATAGGAGTGCCATTCAAGAAAATATCTTTTTTAAAAGCATTGATATAGGCAGTTGAAGTTTGATCTGTAATACCAGCTTTTGATGCAGTAGCACTTCCTTCTATCTCCCCCTCAGATAGCACCTCCACAATCGTATTAAATTGTTTAGAAGATAATGCTCCACTTGGTAAATCTGGGTTAGAAAAAGTGGTTGTCTGGTCAAATTCTTTTATAGACATTAGTTTGTTCCCTCTACTTGGACTGTATCAATACCATTAGAGACTACAATAGATCCCACTAAAATTTCACCATAAGCAATATTAACAGGGACACCAGCATTACTAATATTTGTAAGTCCAGTAAAAGAATAGTTTGACGCTAAAGCCGCAGGGTCTAAAGGATCCTGACCAGATGAGGGATCTCTAGTTTGTTTTTGCGGTGAAAGAAGGTTATTAATTCCTTGTGTAATCAAGTGAGTAGCAGCAATAGTAACAACAGTTTGAATAATTGTATTAACAATAAATTTTTTTGCTGCATATTTAACAACCGCACCAACAATAAAAGATATGAAATTTCCATGAACAAGAGGAATGATTTTTATATTTTTCGCAGTTTCTATATTTAAATGATTTCTATTTAAAACCTTATCTCCTACTTTTACGCAATAGACTTGTTCTCCCATAGCTTGCTCTAAACCTTTAAAATTTGAAAATAAAAAACTAAAAGCCTCTTGAGGTGTATTTATATCAGCTTCAAATTCAGCTTGTTTGGTATATTCTCTTAAAACACCATAAACTCTAATTTTTTTTAACATTTATTTTTCTGGTGTAATTACAATCATTTTATCTAAATCTGGACAAACAAGATAAAAAGGAACTTTTATAGCGTTACAACTGGCTTTATCAGATTCAGAAAATTGCAAGACATTTTGAGGATGAGAATGAACAATTCCGACTACTTTTCCTTTATCCTCTCCATCTGCATAATCCAAAGGGTCTATAACAAAAGATTCAGCTTTAAATTCATTTGCAATATTTTTACACTCGAAATACTCAAAACCTTTATCAGTTTCTAAAAACAAACCACAACTTTCATTAGGCACACAATTTTTTGCGTGTTGTATTGCTTTGTTCTTACATTCTTGATTCATATTAATTAATAAATGTTCCCACACCTTCAAAGTCTTTTCTGGTTACTTGTCTTGCTGGTAATCTTTTGTTTTGCATGTCATTAGTCGCTACTAATTCAAAGCTAACAATATCTCTTGACTCCTGTATTTTACGATCTATTGTGTGTATCTCTTTAGGAAATTCATCAGAACTAGGAGTACCAAAAGGGTTTGTATTACCTGTAAAATTACTGGCATCTAAAGCATCCGCAGTTAAAGTCCTTCTTGTCACTTTTGCGTCTAAGAGATCATTATGTGCAGTAACTAAATTTGTAAGTATTAGTAGATCACTAACTCGTATAACAGAAGTTGATCCACTAGCTGATCTTGTTATACCACCTAAATTACTCATTGTTAAAGTAGGTCTTGGAATAGAGCCTTGACCAGTAAATTCATACCCTTCAGCAACTATTGGAAGTCTTTGATAAGAATTACTTTGCCAAACGATTTCAGCATAAGTATCAATATTTCCACCAGCATGAAACCTAAATATTGTAGGTACATTGGTTGGATTTCCTGTCGCGTAATGCAAACCCTCTACAAGTTCCAATTCAAAAAGTTCAATAATTGAGTTTGGATTTATTTTTTGTAGCTCAGATACAGGTATTGCCATTAGGGTATAAATATTTCTTCAAATGTTAAGTTCATAGTCACTCTGTTATTAACTGGTATAGAAGCACTTCGTTTGGTACATTTAAAATTTCTCGCAGATGATTCTCCTCCTATTGTGTACTGAAACGCATCTTGATCGTCAAAACGTGCATTTAGAAAAGTATTTATTGTATTTGCGTCTGATTGTGAAATATTAAAAACTAAAGTTACAACATGGTATCTCTTGTTTGCTGCAAGTCCTCTGACTAATCTTTGTTCATAACCATCACCAAGTTTTACAACGATATTATCTTGTTCTATAGTTTGAGTTTCACCGTAAGCTGGCTTTATTGATGGAAAAGTTGCCATTATGCTAATAAACCTCCGTTACGTTTTTCTTTTACAAGTGTCTCTTGCACCACAAGAGCTATTGTTTGGCCAAGCTGCTGAGACATTGCATTATCTCCCTCAACTGAGCTACCAGAGGCATCTACTGATACATTAACAATATTAGTAATACTGTCTCCACCTCCTAATTTATTATTTGGAATTATTGTACCAGCAGAATTTGGCACAAAAAGTTCTGGGCCACGTTCACCAACCAATGAAGCTTTATTAACAGGTGGCCTTCCACCATCTGCAAATAATCCTCCAAGTATTCCTCCAAGAAACCCTCCAAGCCCTTTTCCTCCATCTTTTCCTTTAGCAAAGTTTTCTCCAAATTGACCTAAAAGCTTATCTATTTGAGCATCAAGTATTTTGTCTCTGATACGGTTTATTACATTTGTCATAGCCTCTCCAAATGTTTTCGCTCCAGTAATTGCATCCCTAAGATTATTCTTAATACTTGATTCGATTTCCTCACCTACAGCAGCCATCTTTTCTTTTAATTTGTCAGTTTCTTCTTGTTTTTTCTTAATCTTTTCTGCACCTTCTTCAAGCTTTTGATTTTCTTTTTCCAACTTTAAAATTATATTCGCTAATTCTTCGCCATACTTTTCTGTCAGTTCTATTCTTCTTTGTTCTTGATCGAATTGCTTTTTACCCTCTTCTGTAGCAATTTTTGTTCTTTCCACAGTTTTTTGAAGTTCTTTGTTTTTTTCTTCTAAGGCATTTTTTGCTTTTTCAAATTCTCTAGATAATTCAAGACCTTGTGTAATAACTAATCTATTTTCTAATTTTTTAAGTTCATCATTTGCTTTTTTAAGATCAGCTTCTAAATGTTCAGCACCACTTATAATTTGAAAACCTTTTTGACCTTCTTTTATATCATTTATTTTTTTCTCTAAATCCTCAATCGTTTTTGTTGTTGCTTCGATTCGTTGTTGTATATCTTTTGAACTGCCCTCTTCAAGTAATTCTTTAAATTCTTTTTGTTTATTTATTGCTTTGATAATTGCATTTGTAAGAAAAACAAAACCGCCAGCAATAGCTACTAAAGGCAAAGCGTTCATTGCAACAGCTAAACCTCCTGATGCTAAAGCTAAAGCTTTAGTTGATATAGCTGCTGTTGACTGTGCTTTAGCAAAAGCGATAGCTCCAGCACTTGTTAATTTAAATTTTGCTATTAAAACAGTCAATGCACCAGATAATAACCCTTTTACAACAATCAAACCTTTTGCAGCTAACGTAATCCCTGTTAGTACTAAAGCAGTTTGACCAGCATCACTATCAATAAAATTTGTAAAGCCCTCCACTAATGAGGCTAATGCCACCGCCCCCTCTGCTAAAGCAGGGGTAAGTTTTGATCCAATCGTTAGCTGTAATTCTAATAATTCATTATTTAATTTTTTAAATTTTTCTGCGGGTGATTCGTCAATAATTTCACTAATTTGTTTTCCTAAACCTTCAGCAGATTTTGATAAGGCTCTAATAATGATGTCAGATTTAAGTAAGCCCTTTGATGCAAAATCTTTTAATTTACCAGACGCTATACCTGTCTCATCAGAAATAGCTTTTAGTAACTGTGGAACTTGTTCTGCAATACTTCTAAATTCATCCCCTTGTAAACGTCCAGAACCTAAACCCTGTGCCAATTGTGTAAACGCTGCACTTGCTTCAGTAGCATTTAAACCAGCGATTTTAGCTATACTGTTAAATCCAAAGAATGTTTTTTCAATATCAGCTAATTCAACTCCCAAAGGTCTTAATCTTGCAAAAATATCAGTAATTCCTTGAGTTGCCTCAACAATAGATAGGTTAAATTGATCCTGTGCTTTTGTAACAAGTTTTTGAACTTGTGCAAACTCTCCAAATTCTGAGGTAAGAACTCTCATTCTTATTTGTAAAGCTTGAAAATTAGCTGTAGTTTTTACTGTATTTCTTGCAAGTAATCCTATCCCTATTCCAGCAATTGCAGTTCTTAATCCACCAAAAGACTTTTGTAATTGATTTGTTTTATTATTGACATCCTGTAACGCTTTTGTCGCACCTCTAGCATCAACAGTAAGTTTTACATTTGCCTGTGCCACAAATAAAAAAAGCCTTTATTATATATTACCTTGAATTGCGTTTTTGTCGTTGCAAAGCTTTTTTTTCTTCGTCAGCTTTTATTTCATAATATCCAGCCCAATATATAAGCTCTGCCTCTGTCATGTTGAGTCTCAGTTCTTGAACTGTTTTGCCGAGTTCTGTTGCTAGGAAAAACTCAAATCTAAGCCAAGCATCCCCGCTTATTCTTTTTTTGCTGTATTTATATCTAGTTCAATATCATTCAAGAAAAGTTCTAAATCATTTAAAACTTTTTCTGGTAATTGTCTTTGAAGAATAGGGGCATCTGACATATCAAAAGCTAAAGTTCCATCCTCTTTCTCTGCCATCTGACAAAGAAGTTGGGTTGATATAACTAAAGCATCAGCATTAGCACCCGCTAGTTGTTGTGCTTTGACTCTTGCATATCTGGTAATAGGTTTAAAGTACAAAGTCATTATGACTTCATCTTTTGAGTTTTTTACATCAAATTTTCTTCTTGTGACCATTTCATCTTGAAATGCTCCAAGTAATATGTCTGCTGATCTTTGAGTTGCCATAAATTAATTAGATAGCTGATGTAATAGTGCCAGATGGCTTGAATGTAATACTAATTGTGTTTACATCACCCATAGATGAACTTTGTTCAAAATTTGTAATTAAACCGCTAAAGCTTATTTTCTTTGTTCCACTTGCACTATCAGGAAAAAGCTCAAAAGAGGCTGTTCCAGCGTCACCTGTAGTCAATACACCATCAACAAAGGTAGCTGTTTCACCAGATGCCGCAGCGTCATAAACTAACTCAGCCGAACCCTCACCCTCTATGAGTCCACCAACAAAAGATTTAAAAGTGTCACCTTGCACAGTTGTTTCCTGTGTATCTTTGGTGATAGACATAGACCAAGATCTTGTACCAAGTACAGGGTTTACTGAAGAACCACCGTCATCAAATTTGACCTGTCCAACATCACCTTTTACAGCAGCCATAACAATTTAAAGAAAGATTTATAAATATATTAACCTTTTTCAGCTTTTTTTACATCTTTTTTTGTCGCTTGTTGTTTTTCCATATATCTTCTGCATTGTGGATCCCAATATTTAGGATCTCTTCTACCTTTTACAGCTTCGATTGCGTCAAGCATCTGTTCAGTAAATTCCATTTTTACAAGTCCTCATAAATATTAAAAGTGATTCTAATTTGTGTTTGAAACTTACCTTCTGGATTTGATGTTAAAATTTCAGGGCCAACAGGTGCATCAAAAATAACATTAGAAACAGTCACCCTATTGTATAAGTCTCTTATCCGTTTGCAAATTGTAAAGTTAGAACCAGCTCCAAGACCTTCTTCTGTAAATACATTTATTAAAACTAAACCAACAATATTATTAAAAGCATTGCTTGTATCTCCTTGAGTTAAATATTCATTTGACCCAAAGCTGGTAACGCATTGAACAAAGGTATCTTCTGTAGTGCTATCAAATGCCATGTTGTTGAATACAACAGGGATTGCAGGGCTTGAGGCCAGTTCTGTGGCTAATCTTGCCTCTATCGTTGATCTAACTGTGTTTAAATCTGTTGCAGCCATCAAATACCCCTTACAATCCTTTCATATTCTTTTCTTGCATATTGTTCTAACTCTTTTCCAATTAATTCAGGAAATCCAGCAATAGTTTTTTGTCTTGTTCTATATCTACCACCCCAAGAAGGTGGAAGGTTAACACCAAAGCAAACTGGCTCTGCGTAAACAATATTATTAATTATTGTTCCTTCTAATGGCTTTATTTCTGTCTGCCATGCGTTTCTAAGTTGCCCACCTCCCTTTGGCTCACCTTGAAAAACAACTCTTACAGGTGTTGCTTTTTTAACTCTTGCTGTCCACTCCAAAGTTGTTGCAGCCACTA